ACAATAAAAAATGCACAGAACGAAAAATCAATAACTTACGAAATTTTATGCTTTCCCAGGATGTTCTCCCAGGTGATACATAATGCCAATGCACCTGGTGAGCATTGTTCTCTCAAATGGCTATTATGAAAGATTTCTACGAACCATTTCAAAAAATGGATAAAAAAGAGAAATGGAAATTAAATAGATAATCGAAAATGGCAAAAGAAAATCTAATTCACCTGCAACGCCAATTGCGAATAGACACATCAAGTACAGAAAAAAGAAAACTAAGAAATAAAAACCAAAACTTTTCATAATTTTAACCCTAAATTGTTCGTGACGAAAATGGGAACCCCAACCCATTTTCTGGCTAATCCCGATCTTAAATTAAAAGGGAGCTTTGTAATCAGAGAGAAGAAGTTTCATTATTCTAATTTCCCGAATCACTCGTAGACACTCGTTCTAAATTATCAGGGTAATATTTAATAAAAACAAAAAAAGCAATAAAAAGCCCAATAGATAGGCCACAATAAAAACCCATTGAAAAAACAGTTAAAGCAGCATCTTGAAGTTCATTAACAAACTGTTTTGGTTCTAAAGTAATCATATTTATCACCACATTACATTAGTATTAACAGCTTGAGGGTGTGTAGCAATTTGCTGTACTGGCTGTTGCTGTAAATTATTAGCTTGAAGCTGCTGATCATTCTTAAAATAATTAAAAGGTCTATCACCATCATCTATGACACGCTGACAAACAGACGGATCAACATCCAATTTAGTACCCTGCTGAGTATAAGCGTAATATCTACCATTAAACTTAGTACATCCTGAAAAAACAGGTTTTGCAGTTACTTCATATTGAACCTGAACAGGCTTAAACGGATCAGAAGGAGAATAATCAATAACAACCTGATCAATATGATTACGAGTAGTTTCCTCTAATTCTGCATGGCGAGCTGCTAAAAGGTCAGGGTTATACATTTCAGCACATTGCTGCTCAGTAAGATTCAATTGATCAATACATTTTGAGATATTAACTTTTAACTGATTTTCTGCTGAAAAATTAGGATTAGGAGCATTAGGATTTTCGGCAATTTGCTGAACAACCTCCTTGTCTCCAGTAGGATTAATATATTTAGTAAAAATAGGCGAACCGATCCAAAAGACAAAAGCTAAAGCACCACCAACCATTGCCAACGAAGTCAATAATTTTCTAGGAATCTTAAATTTATGAGTATCAACAACGGTTGATTCATAATAATCAAAAACTTTTTTATTAGGTCTATAGATTGTAGTAGTACAACCTTTTTTGATTGAAGCATTATCAATATTCTCAGGATCAGAGCAAACTTGCTGCCACTCTCTTTTATTACTCCACGGCATACCCTGAACACGTTGCATATGTATATGCTTTTCTAAAAGCCTTCTAATATGCGTATGAATAAACATTGGGTGCTGAGTAACAACAAAAATATCTATACCCCTGTGCCTATGCTTTTCTAATAAAGTCATCCACTGAGGTAATTCTTCAGTTTTGGCATTAGTGGGAACATCACGAGTAAATTCTTGAACCTCATCAATAATGACCAAAGCACCATCAGGAACAGAAGCCCATTCATTAAAATGTTCTAAAACATTTAATTGATATTTTTCAGCCTGTAGACCACGGAAATTGCAGAAATAAACTAGACGACCTTTAGAAATTTCATCTAAAGCCATAGACATCAAGTAAGCTGATTTATACGAACCTGGCTTACCTGTAATTAATTGAATTGCCATTTTTTATGATCCTGTATTAATACCAAACGCACGAACAGCGACAGACATAATTTTTATTGAGAAACACGCAGCAGAAGCAGAAAGAAGCAAAGATATACAATGAGGAAAATCTATATATTGAATAACTTGTAAAGAGGTGCCACCAATAGTTGAAAATTCTGAAACCTTGTCATAAATCTCAGAAGTCATACGGTCCATAAACGGTTGCACAGTATTCATTAAGAAATAATAAACAAGGGCAGCAGTAGCTGCACCAGTAACCAATTTAGCTACAACAGAAATAATAGAATAAAGGGCAACCAATAAAGGAATAGGCATTATATTGTCCTCACAGTAGCGTCAAGCATTCTTAAACAAGTTAATAAAACAGCTAAATGAATGAGTATTTTTAACAAAGCAAGAAGCCCGCACCACTGAGAAAGGGCAATATTAATTGAACCAAATTTTGGTATCTGAATCTGAAAATCTGAAACACAAGCAGAATTACTAAAAGTCAATTTATTTGCCAAAGCATTAAGCGAAGATTGAGCATTAGCCTGAGCAGATGTATAACGGGAATCATTGGATTCTTGTCCTAATTGCTCTAATTGATCCTTACCTTCATCACTAAAAACATTTTTAATATCATTAATACCATCCCTGATTTCACCAAGAATTCCATTTGTTTCAGTAAGATCAACACCGTCACCAGTTGGAGGATTTTCACCAGTAGGAGGATTTTCAGAACTAGAACCTGATCCTATTTTGTCTTTTATCTGCTGAAGCAAATCATTTGTAGTTTGAGAATTATTTTTAGAAGCCAATGTATTAGCTTCAATTTGATCTAAATGAACATTTGAATCATCAATTTTTCCAGTGATTTTTTTAGACATAGAATCAATTGATTCTATTGTTTCCTTAAAATAATGATCTATTTTAGAAGTTAAATTTTTAATAGCATTAATAACACCTGATAAATCAGGAGTAACAGGAAGACCACCACCCGATCCACCACCTGAACCATCACCCGATCCATCACCCGATCCACCACCTGAACCACCACCCGATCCATCACCTGAACCATCACCCGATCCACCACCTGAACCATCACCCGATCCATCACCTGAACCATCACCCGATCCACCACCTGAACCATCACCCGATCCATCACCTGAACCATCACCCGATCCATCACCCGATCCACCACCTGAACTTGGTTTAGTTTTTATACAGATACGTTCACCGTTATAAGTACCGCTTACATAACCCTCACCACAACCCTGAGGAGGACGTTTGCAATAATCAGCACCATTACAACCTTTTTCTATAGGAGGCTCTTTTTCTTCTGGACAAACGATAGAACCATCAAATTGACGAGTACATTCTTGATTTGGAGGAGTATAACAACCACCGTACGGATCTTTAGGATCACAAGGAGGATTTAATAAATCTTCTTTACAACCGGGATCAGGCGTTTTTGAAACAGAGCTAAAAGTAGTGGTAATTGAACCATTAACAATAGGAGCATTATTAATAGTTGAACTGGTGTATTTACACATCACACCATTGTTAGGAACACAAATTGATTGTTTTATTTGACCAGTAATTGACTGAGTGACAATTTTATAATCAGGATGCCAACATTCAACAGCAACATATCTAGTTAGAACTGTAAAAGAAAGAACTGTTTGTCCATAATTAGCTTGATTTTCAATAAAACAATTAGAACTATTTTGTGAAATCCTAGCCGTATAAGATTGCCATTGTGTATGACCAGAATTTTTTAAATCTTGTATTCTAGCTTTACACGCCTCAAGCATTGTTCCATAGTCTTTTTCAGGATAAAGAGGATCGTAATATCTAGGTACAGTTGAAGAATAAGAAAAAGTAGAAAAAAGAAAAGAAAAAAGAAAAATTAAATATTTAAAAAATCGCATTAAAAACCCCCTAATCCCTTAAATATTTAATTTAAAAAAAGGGCGAGCCGAAGCCCACCCGAAAAACTTAACTGAAAAATGCAGCCTTAACCCATTTGAAGATAACCGCAATACCCGCAAGAGCAAGCAAAGCAGTACCAACAGCAGTAATGGCAGCAGTACCGTCAGTTGTAAGATCGCCAACGATAGCAGTAACATCAACAGCAGCATTTGCATTAGATGTAATCAAAAGACCACCGACAGCAGCCCCAGTGCCATATGTTGCACAGTCTTTCAAAAATTTAGAAAAACCACGAACACCAGTACCATATTTTTGTTTTACACCTTGAGAAAGTGCTTTTTCCATTTCTTGCATATTAGATAAGTCCATAAGACCCCCTATTTAGTTAATTAAACCCCATCAAACGGAGTATGATTTTAAAAACACCATAAACACCTAAAAGAACAATAAACATGATCATTAGAGCGCCTACAGCTTCACTGGAGAGATAAGCAAGACAACCTGTCTGATCTTCAGCGTAGAACATACAAATCATTTTGCTTTTCTCATTTTAAAAATGACTACAGGTGCAGCGATGTGAAGAAGTACACCAACGATGAAGAAGTACCAAACGAGCATCTGAATCATTATTTAAAATCCTTACAATTATAAAAATGCTGGCAATAAACCAATTGATTAGAGAATTTGGAACCGCATTTCTTGCACTTATAAATGAGCTGTGACATTATAATTATTTCCCTAAACTATTGATTTATTTACATATTATACATTATACGAAATAATGTATTTTAAACCTTTGATTTGATTGGTTTTAATTCATAATTATCAAAAATATATTCAACCAATCTTTTGTATCGTTTATAAACAACAGCTCTTTGATCACGTAAATCGTTATAGATTGAAGCATCATGTATAAGCTCTAATAACAAAGCTCTACGATTATAAGAAAGTGAAAAATCTTCCTCTGCTTTAAAAGCAAGCTCAACTAAAATAATTTTATGTTTAAGCTCTTTTGCTTTTGCTTCGGATATCTTCTTACCCTTATAGAAATAACCTTCTATTGGATCGTAAGTGATATGAGCCATTGAATATAAACTTGCCATGATTAAGCCTCAGATAAAGAAATATCTTTAAGAACTGGCTTTGGTGGTGTCCGAGTAAAATCAAACTCAAACTCAAGATCAAACATTGCAGGCAGTTCAACATCTTTAAAACGATAGAAATTGCCTGAACCTTTAAGTTTAAAAATCTGCTCCTTACAGCCTTTAGCATCCATGTTTTCCGAAGGAAACGGAATTGCAGCATGAATGTTTAAATTATCGTAAGGCGTTGGAATACCCTTGTTTTTTCCATTTTCAGGTGTGAATTCACCTTTAGAAATATATAAACCTTGAACAAGTACAGTTTGGATTTGAGACATTTGTTAGCTCCTAAGCTATTTTGTAATTAAATTGCGAGTTTGGTTCTTGATACCATTCTGGCAACTGTTGGTTAAAGTCGATTTCTACGAGCTTCATGAATGGAATGATGTTATTGGCCTTTTCAGTGTGGAGATTCTGAAGATAGGCTTTTGAGAAACCGCATAAACATAGGTCAGCAATAAGCCTATGAAATGAAGTCTTTGAATATGTTGTTTTAAGTTCAACAATGCCTTTCTCTCTGATTAGACAGTACATTGCGAATAAATTTCGCACTTTGGTATGTGATACCTTGCCCGATTTGGTCAAAACTATGTCTGACTTCTCAATGGCTTCAAGTACACTTGTATCATCGGTTAGTTTCATAGTTTGACCTCTTAGAGCTTCAAATATGCTATGAGTAGCTTTAGTCCAAAGTGATTGAAGTAAATTAGGGTTTTGCTGTTGAAAGCGAATTAATTCAAATAAATTTGTTGGAATACTATTACGTTCTAACCAGCGTTTTTTTAGACGAGATTCAAAACGTAGAAGACCAATCGTCCATTCAATAAGTCTTTGATCAGACATAACTTGAACAACCCGAATTGCTGATTTGTCTAATTTTTTTGCTTGATGTTGTTGTTCAGCAAATTGAGCCATAAATTCGTCATGCTTTAGATAGCATTTGTGTTGAACTAAACGAGAAGTTTCACCGCCCCAGTAGCGAGATGTGTCATAAGCCTTTTTACTAATACGAGTCTGGCCATTTGAAACATTGCCAAGATATTCGAGAACTTTTTTAGCTGTAGTTTGATCTTTTACACGACAAGAATAAGTTACATCTATGTGAGAAACCCAAGCACTGGGCCAATCAAGCATACAAGCAAGAACAGGATAAGCTTCATGAAGAAAGCCAATCATTTCCATAGCGCCCTGATCTATGTTGTCCGATCCAAAGACATTATGCCCCTGGAGCAACTTTGCAGGGCTAGCTTTAATTTGAACATAAGGAGCATAAGAAGAATCAAAAAAAACTTTCATAGCCATACCCGTGTAATGAGTAGGGACAGATTCATAAGGATGGAATAAATGAGAGTTATGGACTTCCCCATCTTCATCTTTATAGACAGAACGAGAAGCTAAAGGGATTTCAAGACTATGAAGATCAACATCTATAAAAAAATAACGGCCTTCAGCATCTACTGAATAGAAACTTGACTCGAAAGGCGCGTTAATACAAATATGATCTAACATAATAAAAGTTACCAAGTAACTAGGTTTAAAACATTAAACAAAATTTACAAGTAACTTGTCAACCCATAAAAAAAGTTAACATTAATTAAGTTACCAAGTTGTCTAGTTACAAAGGATTTACAATGAGCAAAGTCTATAAAATCAGAAGTGAAGAAGTTGAAGATGTGAAAGAAACATTGATGAAATTCGTAGTATCTAAAAAATCTTTAATGGCAGAAAGTGACGTAATACACGCATTAATCAAATATCATTTAAAAGATTTGAAAGCTGAGGAAGTGATTAAATACAGACAAGAAGTATTAGGCAAAGATGAATAATTGTTGTTAAATTCCCATTTTTGGGACTAGAGTCCACCATTAGAACACGTGGACTCCTTCAAGTAGCAGTCGCGGCGGAACAAGTTCCTGCCTGCGCCTACTACTACCTACTACTTACTGGGACTAAAAAATGCAAGAAACAGCAATACAATTAAACAATATGAGTGCTGAAATAGAATCAATGATTTTTAGAATGATTTTAATGAAAGGAATTACAGCATTAGTATTATTAGCAATAATTGTATATGTAATATACAAATTAATTAAATACTATGAAAACAAAGATATAGAGATAAACTTTAGTTATAAAGAAAAAAATAAGATTAATGAAAGAAAAGAGCCAAAACTATAAAAAGACTAATTTCGTATAATGCGGATTGATGTTAAAAAGTCCCGTGATAAGAAATTTTATCACTGGGACTTAGTAACATAATCACGGCTACATTATACGAAATCAGTCTAAATTAAAAAGGTAGACGATTTCCTAACATTTTCAAAGTAGAATCGCGTTTAAACAAAATATCATTAAAAACACGATCCAAAGAACGGAAATAAAAAGGCGATCCATCACGAGCCTTAACAAAATGAATCTGAACACAATAATCAGGATCAGAAACATCTTCGAGATAAACAACAACTTGATACTTATCTTCTATAGGGATTCCCTCATCATCTAATTTTGACATATCAGAAACCTCAACAACCTGATAAACAGTATCAGACCATTTAGTTGTCTGAAGATATTCAATTGCAGCGCCAACAGTCATTTTTTTATGAATCATGATTTTATCTCCTGTTTAATCATGATTTCATTGTACCTTAAATCATGATTAAAACAAGTATAAATTCAATAATGTAATATTATGCCAACGATAAAAAATGATCAGAACAAAAAATCAATAACTTACGAAATTTTATGCTTTCCCAGGATGTTCTCCCAGGTGATACATAATGCCAATGCACCTGGTGAGCATTGTTCTCTCAAATGGCTATTATGAAAGATTTCTACGAACCATT